CCAAAACAAGCGCGCTACCAGACTGCGCTACACGGAGACTGATTAACCGTTACCAGTGATTATACACATTGTGTTAAAGCTTTCAACCTATAATCACCAGTAACAGTTAATTTTGGTGGATGCGGAGGGATTCGAACCTTCGAAGGCTGAGCCATCGGTTTTACAGACCGCTTACTTTGACCACTTGTATACACATCCATTAAACTATTATGCTTCTGATTCTGCTTTTCCTTCTTCGATGGATTTTAATTGTTTTCTAACCCATCTCATGAACATCATAGCATTATCTTCTGCTAAAAATTCACCATCACCTGTGTCACTAACTGGGACAGGAAATTCAAAACCACATTCGGTTTCGTAAAATAATTCCCCTTTACGATACCGAGTAAATTTAACTTTCTTTCCTTTCAACATTTCTGCAAGTTGTCCCATGACATCCTCCTTTATTAAGTCAACTATATAAAACGTATCTTATATAACCAATCATATAATTTGGTAGTCGGTGGAAGATTTGAGCTTCCGACCTCACCTTTATCAGAGGTGCGCTCTTACCAGACTGAGCTAACCGACTATCTTTAAACTGGTTGCGAGGGTGAGATTTGAACTCACGACCTTCGGATTATGAGTCCGACATGCTACCAGACTGCACCACCTCGCCAAAATATAAATTTCACACCGTAAGGGATTTGAACCCTTGTTGCCACCGTGAAAGGGTGGAGTCCTGAACCGCTAGACGAACGGTGTGAAATTTACACTTCATAAATTGTTTTTACTATTCCTAAGTTGTTAATCAGTATTGTACATGAAATTTCTATTCTGTAAACACTTTTCTTAATCTATAACAAAAAAAACGCTTGATTGTTAGTCAAGCGTTTTTGATGGGTGTTTATTTCAAACTAGGTTCAGTCACGAACCCCCTCACCAAAAACGCTATTGCTCGGTTTAATCTCACTATTAATAACAGAATAGGGATAACCACACGCAGGAGTATTCCCCTGTGTATCATTCCATTTCTCTGTTGTGTTCATTGTAATATGTGACATTTTAATCCCGATTGTTTTATCTTATAAAATTTTATTTAGTCAAACTGTTGATTTTAATGATTAAGGGTTATACCCAAGTATCATCACAAAAATCTTCATCGATTTTGATAATAGTATGTGTACTCATATATCATCCCATCCGTCTATTTGATTACCAAGATTCATCATCATCATTCAACCCAAACCAATCTTCTTCAATATCATACCCATGTATCATCATGCACCTGTAAATCCTCCGAACAAATTTGACAATTCTTTAGTCATAAAGTTCACCATTTATTTAAAATCATACACACGATGTCTATCTTCCTGTGACATTGTGTGCTTTTTTGATAATTCCCTGTATCGCTTCTGAGCCTGTTTTCTATTTCTCTTAAGAAGAACCATGTCCTCTTGTGAAAAACGATATTCTCTCAGCTTCTCAACAGGGATGCTCATAATTAAATGTCTTGGGTACTAATCCAAGATTTCTCATCTACTGGTGAGTCCCATACACCTACATTTGCAGTACCGCCGCCAACAGATGGGTTTGTTACTTCATTATCAATACATTCACTTGTTTTCATAGGTATTTCTCCTGTTCTATTTTACTTGATATCTTTATTTAGTGTTGCATCCCGTTCAACAAAGTACCTCCCCATGCAATCATCAGGTTCAATCATAACAATATTTCCTGAATATTAAGAACTAATACGTTCATATGATTTTTATTGCTTGTGTAACGATCCACCACATGCTGTTGATCTTCAGTCAACGTCCAATACAACTGGTGAGAGCTTCCAATCACAACATCAGTAGGATTAATAACCAAAATATCATCACGCCCCATCTCACCTTTTCTGATTGTTATTTCAATCTCTCGATTTTTAGGTTTTATTATAGGGCGATTTGCTGACATCATCTGCACTTCTAATTCAGAAATAGACTCCCTTTGTATTAGAATATTCATACCAAACATCGGTACTATTGTTCTTTCAAGAACACCGATGTCTATGGTGTCTATGTTTAAACTCATGAATTCGTGCATTGCTGGTAATTCATACATGAATCTCAACACTTCATTGATATACTGTACTTGTGCTTTTGAGTTCTCAGTCAAAGTATTCATCCCCGAAAACACCTTTAGCAATTTCATGACATTCTTTGACTGCATTAGTTAATCGTTGCATATCTTCCATGGAGCAGAAATGAATCATCATATCACCACCGAAGTTCCAGTTAGAACACCCATCCCATTTTATGAAACCGTGAGAGTTGTCTTCTTCAAAATCATCATACTTACCGTTTCTTATTTGTGATTCTGTGGCATAACCCATAGAATCACCATATGTAACTTCGTCACCAGACTCACCACATTCATACATTATGGTAAAGTCAATATGATGGCTGTGCTTGTCATATGCGATAAGAGTCTTTGTGCCAAGGTTATCGAAAATTTTAATATCCATAATGGTTCCTTTGTTTTAAACTTTGAACCATTCTACCTGAATATGCTTCTCTCTGTCAATACCTTAAATTCCCACTGTCTATCTTTGGCATATTTTTCAGCAGCTTTCCACTTAGCTTGGTTTGTGTTATAAGTTGCCAGCTCCTTGGCGTATACATCTTTTCTCTTTTTCTTACCTTGTGAGGGTGGAGAGCATTGTTGGTATGGTTTTATTTCGATCAACTGTTCTCGTATTTCACCGTTTCTGTCTTTGTATTTCACATAAACATCAACAATGTATCTGGCTTTGCGTTGTTTAACTGGGTTATAATACTCCACAACCACTTGCTCAGCCCCCCATTTGATAACAGAAGGGGAACGGTCTAAGTAGCTGAAAACCTCAAGCTCATAGCTCGATAGAAATCTAGGGTGTTTCGTCCCGACATACTTATCCCAGTTCTTGATCTTGTATGTTCCTTGATGGAATGATTTCATGCCCACTTTTATTGTTCTCCATTGTTTTCATTTATTTACAAACAAAAACAAAAAAGGGAGACCGAAGTCTCCCTTTTGATAACAATAACAGTAATATGTTATTTGTTGTTACGTTTCCTCAACCGTTCGCGAAGTGCTGAACCGCCAGAAGATTTTTTAGAAGATGACTTTTTCTCTTCGTCTTCTTTTTTCTCGTCCATCTGTTCATCTGGTGAGCGACCATCTTCCTCTTCTTCGGTGTCAACTTCTTGCTCTTCTTTCTGAGTATCTTCCTCTTCCTCTTCATCACTTGAATCTTTCTTATTCATGCGATCTTTCAGAGATTTGGTTGTGCGTTTCTTACCACTTCCGCTACCTTTCTCTTTTGATTTGGAGTCTTTTTCCTCAGCCTTAACAAGCCATTCTTCAAGCTCTTCTTCATCGACAATCGGTTTGATAACATCATCAAGCTTACTATAGTCGAACTGTTCAACCACTTCATCTTCAAGAAGTTCATCAAGTTCTTCTTCATCGAGTGTTTCACGGTCGAAGAATGAATGCTCGTATGAAGCATTACCACCTTTGTTCTCGGTTTTCTTGATAACCAAAGGTGTCGTGGTTAATGTTTCATTTGTGATCTGACCTTCTTTGATCTGTTCTTTAATCATTGCCTGAACAGCGTATGGCATGTGCCACAATTTGATAACGTTGCCATCATCAGATTCAGGGATCTCAATTGGGGTTTCAAGAACAATCACAGATGCAAGTGCATAGTCTTTAGCAAACCGACGCTTGGCTTCTGCTTTATCTTCGTCCAACAGGTCAAAACCTTTAGAACAAATCGGGCAGTCACCAGCACCAGCTTTGTAAGGACAACGAATGGCTTGAATGCCTTTTACCTTTAAATTCGGGCCATGTAGAGAGTAGTTAGCCCATGGCTCACCGTTCACATCTGGAACAATAAGAACCTTAAGTTTATCACCTGTCTTCATGTTGTAATATGGTAGGATTCGTGGGTCTTTACCGCCAGCATCTTCTTTCTGAACAGATTCTTTGAGGTCTTTTTTCACATTGAATTTCATATTTAATATTCCTTCTACTTTAAAATAAAGTGTTAATAATTAACGTCTGCTATCTTACAGACTGAGATTATTTAGTCAAGCTCTGGTGGAACCATTACTGTGACTGGAGACATCAGAAATAAGGCAATGCCTTGCTCTGAGACGTAGAATTCTGCCACACCGTCAGAATGATTGTCAACACATTGTTTCATGACTTTC